GGTCGTCTGCACCGACCCTGCCCGGGCCCTGGACCAGGACGCCGCCTAAGGAGACCCGCCATGCCCCATGAGCGCGATGCCTACGGCTTTCCGGTGGATGCCCCCCTCATCGGCGGTACCGACGTGCGTCATCCAGCCTGTCCGCCAGCTCCAGCAGCCGCGCCCGCGCCCCATGAAGATGCGCGCTCGCATCCAGGCGCGGACGCAGCGACGTCCGGAGCTGCTGCGTGAACAGGGGGCCGTCGATGACACCGCCTTCCTCAAGCGCCGCCGCAAGGTGGAGCACCACCCGCGAGATGGCCTCGATGCGGCCGGCCAGTTCGTTGAAATCGTCCGCGTTCATGCCCAGGGCCCTCATGTTTTTTACCACGAATCCAGCCTACGGCATGCAACACGTTTCCACCATCTGCAACGCTGCGCGCGTTTTGGAGGGTGCCTTATGACCAAGAACCGCCTGGCGCCAAACCGCATCCGGTTTTGGAAGCGGCGCATTCCGACCAGCCTGCGCGCGGCGGTGGATGAGTCCCTGGCCTATGCCCGCGAGGCCTACAACCTCAGCGTGGAGCAGATCGCCGAGCGCATGGGCTATGGCTCGCACTGGACCCTGTACAAGCAGCTTGCCGAGCTGAGCCTCAAGCTCACCCAGGTGCGCGCCTTCGAGCACGCCTGCGGGATCGACCTGCTCTCGCGCTTTTATGCCGCCAGTGCGGGGCGGGTGGTGATCGAGATTCCGGCGGGGCGCGCGGTGTCCGCCGAGGATATGCAGGCCCTCCAGCTGGGCATCCATCAGGCCGTGGGCGCGCTGCTGGCGTTTTACGCCGGACGCGCCGATGCCGAGGCCACCTTGAGCGCGGTGACCGAGAGCCTGACCGAGCTGGCCTGGCATCGTGAGAACGTGCGCAAAACCGCCTCTCCCGAACTTCCCCTGGAGATCGAGCCATGATCCAGCGCATTGACCTTTGGCGTCTTCGCCTGTGTTTGAAGGATCGCCGCCTGGCCGTCAAGGCCTCCATCGGCGGCGGCTGGTTCATCGTCTGCCCGCGCGCAGGAGGTGCGCGATGAGCAAAGACGCCGCGCTCAAGTCGGCCCCCAAGGTGCTGGACGTGCTGAACGTCCTGCTCGGCCACTTCGCCCACGGCCTGACCCTGACCGATCTGGCCCGGGCCACCGGCCATCCCATGCCGACCGTCAGCCGCTACGTGGCGGCCCTGGAGGCCAAGGGCTTTGCCGAGCGCGTGCCGGAGACCGGGCGCATCCGCCCCTCCGTTCGCCTGGCCCAGCACGCCATCGCCATCCTCCACGACCTCGACCGCGCCCAGCGCCGCCTGGACGAGCTGCGCGCGCGCATTGCTACCCCCGTCCAATAAGGAGCCTCGCCATGCCCAGAACATCAACCCGTGTGGATCTGACCCCCGCCCCGCTGCCGGAAGGGGTGCTGGAAAACGCCCAGGCCATTGTCCGCGCTGCGGATGCCCTGGAAACGCAGGTGAGCGAGAACGTCAAGGCCCTGGCCGCCCAGCTCGGCTACACCGGCTCGCTCCACCCCGTGGCCCTGGAGGATGGCATCGCCGAGTCCAAGGCGCTGATCAACCAGGGCCTGTTTGCCCTCGGCACACGCCTGTTGCTGCTCAAGGAGCAGTGTGCGCATGGGGAGTTTTTAAAGACGCTGGAACGGCACGGGATAGAAGAGAGGCTCGCACGCCGGACCATGCAAGCCACGCTGAAATTTTCAAATCGGGCGACGTCGCCCGATTTGACCAGGCTCAGCAAGTCCAAGCTCTTTGAACTCGCCGTCCTCGATGACGAGGAGATCAAGGTGCTGACCGAAGGCGGCAGCGTGCGCGGCCTCACCCTCGATGAGGTGGACCGCATGTCGGTCTCCGAGCTGCGCCGCGCGCTGCGTGAGGCGCGGGCGGAGCGCGAGGCCACCGCCAGGCTGCTGGCCGACAAGAACGCCAAGATCGATGAGCTGGCCACCAAGCTGTCCGCGCGCCAGTCCGCGGTGAAGGCCGAGACGCCCGCCGATCGGGCCGAGCAGTTGCGCCGGGAGCTCTTGGAGCGCGCCGGGGCGGCCGAGGTCGCGGTGCTCGCCCTGCGCCCTTACCTTGCGGCCCTGCGTGATCATGGCGAGCAGCATGGCCTGGACCATCAGGCGCTCATGAGCGGCGCAATGGCCCAGGTGCGTGCGGCCCTGGAGCGGCTGGCGGATCAGTTTGACCTGCGCATCGAGCCGCTGGTCGAGCGTACGCCGGAATGGCTGCGCGCCCCAGGCGCCGGCGAGCCGGCCCGCGACCCGACGACCATCGACTGGGTCGAGCAGGGCTAAGCCATGAACGCGGCGATCACCGAACGGCTGGTCAGCATCGCCCGTCAGGCGCGCGAGGCCGGCCATGGAGGCAAGGAGGCGGTGTATCAGGCCGCCTGCCGTGAGCTGGGCATGAGCCGCTCCACCCTGCTGCGCCGCCTGCGCGAGGTGGAGGCGCGCCCGCCGCGCAAGCGCCGCGCGGATGCGGGCCTCTCCAGTCTGAGCGAGGACGAGGCCCGCCGGATCAGCGCCGTGCTGATCGAGGCCACGCGCAAGAACGGCAAGCGCATCATGGGTCTTGAGACCGCCGTCAACATGCTGCGTGCCAATGGGCTGATCCGTGCCGAGGCCATCGACCGCGCCACCGGCGAGGTGCGGCCGCTGTCCACCAGCGCCATCCTGCGCGCCCTGCGCCGCTATGGGCTGCATCCGGACCAGCTCGACCAGCCCGAGCCGGTGACCGAGCTGCGCAGCCTGCACCCCAACCACGTCTGGCAGATCGACGCCTCGCTCTGCGTCCTCTACTACCTGCCGCGCGAGGGCAAGGACTCCGGCCTGCGCATCGCCGACCATGCCACGTTCTATAAGAACAAGCCGGCGAATGTGCAGCGCATCGAGCGCGACCGGGTCTGGCGCTATGTCATCACCGACCATGCCACCGGCGCGCTCTATGTGGAATACGTGTTCGGCGGCGAGACCGGCGCCAACCTGGTGGATGTGTTCATCCATGCCATCACTCAGCGGCCGGGGGAGCAAATGTATGGCGTGCCCTTCATCGTCATGCTCGACCCCGGCGCGGCCAACACTGGCGCCCTGTTTCGCAGCCTGTGCGAGGCGCTCGGGGTCACCGTGCAGATCAACACCCCCGGACGGCCCCGCGCCAAGGGGCAGGTGGAGCAGGCGCAGCACCTGGTGGAGACCCAGTTCGAGTCCCGCCTAAGGTTCTCCCCGCCGCCCGCCACGCTGGAGGATCTCAACGCCCTGGCCGCCACCTGGCGGACGTGGTTCAACGCCACCCGCACGCACAGCCGCCACGGCCACACCCGCTGGGGCCTGTGGCAGACCATCCGCCCGGAACAGTTGCGCATCGCCCCGGCACCGGAGCTGCTGCGCGATGCCGCGGTCACGGCACCGACCGAGCGCGTGGTGCAGCCCAAGCTGCAGGTGGCCTGGCGTGGGGAGGCGTTTGATGTCTCAGGCGTGGAGGGCCTTAAGGTGGGCGACAAGGTGCGGGTGGTCACCAACCCCTGGCGGCCCGACACCATTCAGGTGTTGACCGTGGGCGAGGACGGCCGCCCGCTGCGCATCGTCTGCCCGAAGGTGGCGCGGGACGGGTATGGCTTTGCCCTGGAGGCGCCGGTCATTGGTGAGGCCTACGCCCGCCATCCGGACACCCCGGCCCAGATCGAGGCCAAGCGGATCGAGCGCCTGGTCACGGGGGAGCCCACGCTGGAGGGCGCCGCCCGCGCGCGCAAGGAAGACATCGTGCCCTTTGGCGGGGCCATCGACCCGTTCAAGGAGGCGCGCGAGGCGAGGCTTCCGAGCTTCATGCCCCGCCGCGGCACCGCCATGCAGCTGCCCGACCGCCTGCATATCGAACGCCGGCCCCTCACCCACATCGAGATGGCCACGGCGCTGCGCCCGCAGTTTGCCGACTGGGGGGTGGAGCTCTACCAGCGCATGGTTGCGCTCTATCCCGAGGGTGTGATGGAGGAGGCGCTGCCCGAGGTCGCTAAGCGGCTGAGGGTGCCTGACGCCGTCACCCCGCTGGACGCACGCCGCATGGGCGCAGCCTGACCGGAGAACACGCGATGTCTTCAGCACCTCTGATCAATTGGACCGGGAGTTCCTACATGCCCCTCAACCTGAAAGGCGTGCTTGCCGCTTACGGCGTGCGCCAGTCTGACCTGTGCGCGGCCGTCATCCAGACCAACGGGCGACCGCTCTCCATCACCGCCATGTCGCTTTTGCTCAACTGGGGAACCT